ACTCGTGATCCTTGGTGGGCTTGAAGTCGGTCACGCTGCCCTTGGTGGTCCACACCTGGAACGTGGTGGGGACGGCCTGGTATCTCTGCACAATGGCCTTGCGGATCGTGTTGTCCAGGATCGCGGGGAAGGCCGCCGTGGGGTTGAAGAACTGGCGGCAGGCCATGTTCCACAGGTCGTCCTTGGACATACGGAGAAGGGAGGCCGTGGTCCCCAGGCCCTCCCGGGCCATGCACTCAATGGCCAGATCGCGCAGGGACAGGCCGCGCATTTGCTCCGCGTTCTCGCTGGGGCGCTCCACCTCCATGCCGCTACGCATAAGCAGGCCGTCCACGGCCGCCTGGCGGAAGTTGTCCTGCTCCCGGCTGTTGTCGGACATTCTGGCGCCCACGGGGCCGTTGTGCTGGATCAGGAAGTCCACGGCCGCCGCCCGCACGGTGTCCATGGTGGCGCCGCTGCGGATATACTCCTCCGCGTCCATGCCGGTCTGGCGGCACAGGGCCATAATGTCGGCGGTGCGCTGGCGCTCCGCCTGGATCGCTCTCTGCGTGTCTGCCACGCTGGGCTGGTTGGTGCCGGCCGGGGCGCCCTGGCCGCCGTTCTCCGCGCCGCGCTCACCGCCGGCGGGCTGGCCGACGGCCTCGCCGCCCTCGTTGCCTGCGGCGTCGATCACGGTCTGGCAGCGGTTAAACTCCGCCTGCTCCTCGGCGGTCAGGTCCCGGCCCTCGTTTCGCGCCAGGGTCACAAGTTCCTGCTGGCGGGCAAGGGCTTTCTGCAGTTCATTCATGGTTTTCTTACCTCCTGTTGGAAATCAGATTTTTGTTTGCTTGGATCTGTCGCTCATACACGGAGAGGGGGGCGCACGTCCGGCCTACGTCGGCCCGGCCCACGCCCACGGTGGGATCCGCAGGCACGGATACAACGGACACCTCCAGCGGCGTCCACCTTCTGGCGATCTGGCAAGGGCCTGTAAATCGCCCATCCGTGGACTGTTTCCCGGCCACCACTTCCTCCCACGTTTCCACGCTGTACCGCACGGACGTGGTTTTCAGGGTGCCGGACTGGACTTTCCCGAAGATCTTTTCGGCGTCGTCGTCCGTGTCGAACTCCACTTCCGCCATGCCTCGGTGGTTCTCCACCCAGGCCCGGATCACCTTTCCCACCACCTTGTCGGTGTCGTGGTTGAACAAGAGGACGCCCACACTGTTCAGGCGCTCCAGGTTCACCGCGTTCTCCCCGTGGTCCAGGATCTCCATTCCGAACCAGCGCCGGTATGGCTCCTCACTGGAAAAACTGATCGTTCGGCGTCGGCTCTCCTGGTGTTGATCTTCCCTGGAAAGGACCTGGCCCATACTCCTGGTGCCGTGGTCCTTATCCCTGGGGCGGTTGCCCTCCGGTGTTCTGCTGGGCTGCTGCCGTTCCATTTCCAAAAATTACACCTCCCATCTCAATGCCTTTTTCGCGGCCGTACTCCAGGACCTCGGCGGTTTCGTCGATGGCCTGGCGCCAGTCCTTGCCCCGCTCGGCGCAGATCTCTTGATAGGTCTTTTGCCCGCTCTGCAGGGCGGTTTTGTCGGCGGTGCTTTCCTTGGCCGGGTCAATCCACTTTTTCGGGGATTTCACCCAGTCATGGGCCATATACTCCGCCTTTTTATCCCAAAACCCGGGGAAGGTGATCACCCCGGAGAGATAACACGAAATAATAAATTGCTCGTACACCTCGGACATGAACTCCGTTAGCAGTTCCGTGTCCTCCGCGTATGTGTCCTCGTCCTCGATGGCGTTCTGCCGGGCGGAGGAGTAGGTGGACCCGCTCATGTCGCGGGACACCGCCTCATAACTCAATCCCTGGCCCGCGCCGATCAGTCCCTGCTGAACTTTCAGGAACGCGGTGGCGTCGGTGGCCGCTCCCTTGGGATCCACCACCTGGGCCTCGTCTCCGGCGCCCATTTCCATGATCATGCCCGGCCCCAGTTTCTTGCCGGCGTAGTCCACGCGGCCGTCCGGCCCGCGAACCCCGGAACGCCCCAGGCTTGTCCCGGTCGGAATGGTCTTTTTGATCAGCACCGCCAGGCAGGCCGCGATCCGCTCCTTGACGGATACCGCGTTTATAAACTCGTTCACGTCCCGGATCCTGGTGATCGTGTGGGACATATCCGACATTTCCCGGATCTGGCTGGGCCGCCGTTTCGATTTCAGGAAATAGGCGTCCTTGGCGTCAATGTAGATCGGCTGCAGCAGGCGCCACCCCTCCAGGTCATATTGCTGGATCCAGTAGCCCACCGGCCGCCGCCAGGAATTATATTCAATCCCGCCCACGACGCGGTTTCCCTGCCGGTGCGGGGCACTCTGTGTCACGTCCAGTTCGTCCACCTCAATGGCCTGCAACTTGAACGGCACCACGCCGCCGGAGGTGTGGCGGAACAGGAACAGGATCCCGCCGTCCACCTTCTTGCGCTCCACGGCCATGCGTAGGATCTCGGTGAATGATTGTTCCCCGGTCACGTCGCAGTTTCTTGCCTTGCACCATTGGCGCCATAGTTTTTCGATCTGGCGGTTCAGGTCGTCGTCCCCGGTCCTTGCCCGTAGGGTGAAACCCTTTCCCACCACGTTTCGCTTGTAGGCCAGGACTACGGCCTGGAGAATGTCGCTGTTCCGCTCCAGGTCCCGGGCGCGGGCGCGTACCACGTCCCGGCTGTATCGGTCCGTGATCTCCGCGCTTTCGTTGTGCGCTCTCCACCCGGAGTTGATCCGGCCGAACCCGGCCGCGTCATATCCGCGCATGGCCTCCAGCCCTTGGCGCCATGCCTCGCGTTCATACGCTCTTTTCGGGGACACGGCCGCGATCACATTGTCAATAAGCCCCACCGTATTACCTCCCCTCAAAAAATGCCACATAGGTGCGCCCCAGCAACGGTCCACTTTCATCTGCCGCCAGTTGTGCCTCCAGGTCGTCCCGGAGTGTTTTCAGCATGGCCAGGTCCGCCCGCGTCAGGGAACGGCTCCCGATTTTGTAGGACTGTCCGCCCGCCAGCACGGTGGTGATCGCCTTGTTGACCTGTTCCAGCAGTTCGGCCGGGGTCGCTGTTGTGTTGTCCAGTTCCATGGTGTCCTCCTATCAAACCCAGTTTTCGTTCTGCTGGATCCAGTTTTCCTCCGGTGCCGGTGCCGGCTTTGTTGGCGTCTGCTTTTGTGCCTGCTCCTCCGCCCGGTCCTGGTTTTTCAGGAACAGGGATCGGACCTCCAGCACGTCGGCGGCTGCCGCCGCGTACACCTCGCAGTCCAGGTAGTGGTTGTCCGCGTGTGATGTTTTCGGCACCCACTTTTGAATTTCTCGCCCTCCGGCCCGCTCTGTGATCTTATGCTCCGCCGTAACCTGTTCCGCATATTCCAGATCGCAGTCCTTGTGAACCATCCAGGACCCGCTCCCGTTCGGCCTCCTCATACGGCTTGCGATCATGTCCTTGTACTTTCCGCCGTCCACAAAGATCAGTTGCATACCATTGGCGCGGCTCCCTGCTTTGTCCACGGTTGATATTTTGTAATACCCCTGGAGTGACTTTGTTGATCCTTTGCACGGTTTCACCCAGTCCATGTTCATAATGCAGAAGTCGTACACGTCGTCCGTTTGGTCGCCGCTGTCTATCAGGGCAAGTTCCACCATGGCCTTTCCGCCGTCCGGCGCTAAAAACTCGGTATTCATAACCCGTTCCACTTCCGCCATAGAAAGCGCCTGGCCATGGGCCACATTTTGGGAGGTCATAAAGTCGCCCCATGCTCTGATCACCCAGTACACGCAATTTTCCTGTACGTCGATCCCGCCGGTCAGCAGTTTGGTCCACGTTGGGAGTGACCAGGCCGGAACCTCCGTCTGTCGCTCCATGACCATATCGGCGTTGGTTTTCAGTTTTGTGTCCTCCCACGGTTCCGCCAGCCACGAATTGACGAAGTTGTGCAGCAGTTCCGGGTCGTCCTTTGCCCGCATGAACTCTCTGGCTATATCGGAAAACCTGGTAAAGGGGGAGTACAGGGTATTCATCCAGTAGGCCACGCTTTTGGGCGTCGCCGTGGTCTGTCGTACCATCTGCCACCGGCCCGCCTGGAGCATGGCCGCCTTGTCCCGGTCCGTGATAATGCACCCACACGCTTGGCAGACGTATGTGGCCATTTCGGCCCGCTCCGTCTGATCCGGTACGTCGTCTTTGCTTGGCCACTTGATCTGCGCGAATTTCAGTTCGATAAACTCCCCGCAATGGGGGCACGGCACAAAGTAGTGTTTTTCCGCGTCCGCCTCCTCCTTGGCTTTCCATATCGGCCCTGTTTTCAGGGTCGGGGTGGAGGCCATAAAGATCTTGCGGTTGAAAAACGTCTTTGTTCGCTCGATTGCCAGGGATACCGGGTCGGCCTCTTTCTTGGTCGCCCCCGGGAACTTGTCTACCTCATCCAGGAACAGGTATCGGATCGGGGTGGAGGCCAGGCTGGCCGGGCTGTTGGCTCCGGTCAGATAGACGATCATATCCCGGAACTTTAGGGCCAGACGCTTGCTGTCGTTCTCTCGGTACTTCTCCGCCAGTGCCTTACACTGTCGGATCATCGGCTCCAGTTTCGCCTCCACCGTGCGCTCCGCCAGGTCGTCCGACGGATAGACAAACATGGTCGGCGCTGGGTCCTGGTCGATCAGGCTCCCCAGGGCGTTCTCCATGGCGGAGGTGCCGCCCACTTGCGTGGGTTTGACAAAAACGATCTTTTCCGTGGTTTCATCGGAAAAGGCGTCCATGATCTCCACCAGGTACGGGGTGACGTTGTTCCGCCATGGTCCTGGTATGGCGTTTCCGTTTGGCAGGATCCTGTTCTGCTCCGCCCATGCGGACGTGCTTACCCGCTCCCGTGGTCGCAGGATCTCAATGGCCGTCACCATCCACCTGGGCACCTTGTAGGGCTTTACTCGGTATTTCCTCACGGCGCGGCCTCCGGCGGATCCTCCGCCTGCATGGCGTCTACATAGGCCGTCAGCATGGTTTCCAGTTCCTTGCGGATTGCCTTTTGCGCGTTGCGGATCGTTATGGCGTCCGCATACCCCGCCATGGCTCCAGCCATGCGGGCCGGTATCGTCATAGCGAACTTTTGAAAGGCCGCCATAAACTCCGCCAGTTCCTCGGTGGCCTGCTCCGCCGGTATGTATTTCCCCTCTGCTATTGCGGTTTTCAGCCGGTGGAGGCTGCCCTGGCTTTCTTTCAGGGCCACCTCCGCCTCCAGTTTTTTCAGGTTCAGTTCCGCCAGGCGTCCGCCCTCTCCAACCTCCTGGGCCTTTTGTTCCACATGGGCGATATATCGCTGGATTGTTTCACAGGTCCGGTACTTCCTGGCCCCGCCTCCCGGCGGGACCTCGGTTTCCAGGATCCCGTCCTGGGTCAACTGTTGGATCCGCCGCGTGGTTTTCCCCAGCAGTTGGGCGATTGCCGTTGAATTTGCCCATTCCGGCACCGTTCCGGTCAGCACCGCCGGCGTGGTCGCTTTCTTTGGCGCCGCCGGTTTTTTGGGTGCCGCTTTTTTTGTTGCTCCCGCCACCTGCAGCACCCCCTTTTCATGTGCCGCCGGCTCTTTTTCCCGCTCCGCCCAGCGCCGCCCTACGTCTTGGCCCGCGTCGGAACGTAGGCTTTCGGGCGGCGCAGGCGGTTGGCTTTGCCGGTTTCGTTTTCCGCTTGGTGGTGGATTTCGCTTTTTTGACCTCGTTTCCTCTGGATTTTTTCTTCCCTCACCCCCTTTAGGGGGTGCGTTCCTCCTTATTGCTCCGGCCGCCGTTCCAATGCGTAACGTAACGGCCAATTTTTCAGGGATTTTCTTGGAGAAAAACGCCGGGCCTTCCGCGCCCCGCACGGTCGCACCCCCTGGGAAGGACCCAAATGGGGGGCGCCCTCTCATTTTTCGGAGAGGGGAGGCCATGGGCGCCCATGGTATGACGCCCATGGCCATGTGATTGCCGGGCTGCGTCCGCTCTGGTACTGCGGACGCTGCGGGGTGAAAGGAGGAAAGCCCCCGCGCCTACGCTCCGCCCGGCTCAGGTATGGAAAGGGGAGGGCCGCCAGGCGTTTCCCTGGTGGCCCTCCCGATTTCCATGCTATCAATATAGCACAGTAAAAAGTCCGATGACGTCCGATCTTTTATCCGCGCTTGTTTTTCTCTTTGCCGGCCATGTATTCCCCCACCAGTTTCCCCGTGCGCTTACAGGCCAGCAGGGTGTCCAGGGCGGCGTTGTAGTAGTCAAATACGCGGGACCGGCTCATGTGTACGGCCTGGGCGATCTTCTCCCAGGGCTTGCAGTCGATGTGCCGCATTTCCACCACGGTGCGCTCCATGGAGTTTTGGGGGAGTATGTCGATCATGTCCATAACGTGCAGGACGGCCTTGGTCATGGCCTCCCGTTGCTGGTCGATCCGGTCCTCCACCTCGGAGATCCGGTACACAAGGGACACGGCCCCGCCCTCCCTGGCCTGCCTTTTTGCGGTCGGCATGGTCCTGTATGTGGATCCCACGCCCGGGTCCCGCAGTTCGGCAGATAGGGTGCGGTGGCGCTCCTCCAGTATCCGCTTTTTTACTTTGGCGTCATGGTACTGCTGCAGGTACTCTTTGACGGCCTCCCGCTCCGGGTTTGTGCCCCTTGTCATGCTCATGGTTACACCTCGGTTATGTCAATTCCAAAACGGTCCTTTAGCAACTTCTTTTTCATGGCGTATTCCCTGGTGCGTGTGGCGCGGCTCTTTACGTCCTCCACCACTTGCACCCCCTGGGCGCCCTCGTGGTATGTAAAATCAGCCCTGTACCGGATGGCCCGCACCCGGCGGCCCTCCGTGTCCGTGTATGCCTCCTGGAGGGTGAAGTCAACCTGCAGGCGTAGGTCCCGGATCTCCCCGCGCCGCTCCCGCTCGATCAGGAAGTCATACCGGCGGGCCTCTTTCTGGCTGTCGAACCGGAGGACGGCCCCGGAGGGCGTCACCCGTGTGGTGGGTGTGTTCCGGTACTTGTTCACCTTCTCGGGATCCTGCACGGCGGCGGAGGGCATAAGCCCCCGCCGCGCCTGCTGTTCCATGTACTTTTTCACGGCCTGGGCCTGGGA